CCTCGGCTTTGTCGGCGGCGTGGCAAACGGATCGCGCACTGTGCAAAGCTACCGTAACGGCTCGCCGGTTGGTACTACAGCGACCCCGACTTACGTATTCCTCGATCTACCGCTCTACGTCATGACGCGCAACTCCCCCGACGATGGGATTAAATTCCCGATGGGGTCGGGTCAGACCCTGCGCGCCTACGCGATCACTCGCGGCCTGACCTCGACACAGGTCGCCGATTTCTCCGACGACCTCAACACCTTCCAGGCCGCGCTCGGGCGCAATGTGTATTGACATGCGCACTACGACTATCCTCTTCGTCTTCCTGGTCTTCTCTTGCGGGTGCGCGCACATCCCCCGGATCAAAGTCCCCGGAGCCCAGGTCTCCGCACCCAAGGATGCCGGGACGCCCGCCACGCTAGACTCCGACACCTCAGAGGCACACTTCACCATTCCCGCCGGCGCAACGCTTACCGTCGAGCGGGTGGCGGCGCTGCCGGCCCGTCCGGCGTCGAAGACCGCGTCCGCCGTTGCCCCGCAGCCGGCGAAGGAAGTGCGGACATGGACATTCCCATCGGCGTCACCCTACGTCGAGCACGCGCGGAAAGTGCTGGCGGCGACAGGGACGATCGACACGAGTGTCGCCATCCACAAGGCCGACAACGCCGAGCGCCGCATTCTGTTGTGGGTATCCATTGGCGCTGCGGTCGCGTTTGTCCTACTGCGCGGGTTCGTGCCGGCGTGGCCGATTTTCTCAAACTCATCGGCGATCCTTTCCCTCCTCGCCTTCGCGGGTTGGAAATTCTCTGAAGTGCCGTCGTGGATACTCGGCGCGATCGTGGCCGTCGCCGTCCTCGGCGCGCTCTTCTACAAGCGCGGCGAATGGGACGCCAACGGGAACGGCGTGCCCGACGTACTGGAGAAGAAATAATGTCTCTCTTCCCTGACGAACTGTTGCTCGCCCTCATCCGGCGCGAATCCCGAGCCCGGGAGGACGCTCTTGCGGCCCTGCGCGGGCAGCTCACGGCGATGACGGGCACGTTCAACCAGCAGATCAGCGGGGTGGGGGCACAGCTCTCGGCTGAAATCGCGGGGCGGACGGTGGACGCTTCGGCCATCGTCGGACAAATCCGGCGCGCGCAGGTCGAGCCGGGATTCGCGGAGGCGGACGACCTGACGCTGTTGGAGTCTCGGGTCGGCAAGGGGGTGGCCCAGAACACGGCTTCGATTGAGGAGACGCGGCAGACTGTTACCGACCTCAAAAGCTCTTTTGCCCGGACCTCGCTCTCCCTGAGAGCTTCGGTCGGTGACAATCAGGCGCGTATCGAGCAGGTAAATACGGTCCTGACAACCGACCTCTCAGCGCTGGCGGAGCGGACGGACACGCTGGAGTCCGTGGTGAACGACCTCGGCGAGGCTGGCGACCTGACGGAGCTGGTCGGGAGGGTGACGACTTTGGAGAACACGAAGGCGGATGCGAGCGACTTGACGGCGCTGGCTGCGCGGACGACGACCGTGGAGTCGTCGGTGACGACCCTCGACGGTCGGGTTGGCGCGGTCGAGACCGGGAAGGCAGACGCTTCTGCTCTCACGACTCTCGCCGGCCGCGTGACGACGGTCGAGAGCACCAAGGCCGACGCCTCAGCCCTTTCCGCTTTGGCCGATCGTACGACGACGGTGGAGTCGGAAGTTTCCACCAAGGCAGAAGCTGCGGACCTCGACGATTTGGACGATCGGGTCGGTGCCGTCGAGTCCGGGAAGGCCGATAACTCCGCAGTGACAACCTTGGCCGGTCGCGTGACGACCGTCGAAAACACTAAGGCCGACGCTTCGGATTTGACGGCGCTGGCCGGCCGGGTGACGACGGTCGAATCCTCCGTCTCCACGACCATAGGCGACCTTGACGCGCTCGACGATCGGGTGGCCGCGGTGGAAGACGGAAAGGCCGATAACTCCACGGTGACGACGCTCGCCGGGCGAGTGACGACGGTCGAAACCTCGAAAGCGGATGCGAGCGACTTGACGGCGCTGGCTGGGCGGGTGACGACCGTTGAGTCCACCGTCACCGGCAAAGCCGATACGTCGGCCCTGAACACCTTGGCCGGCCGCGTGACGACCGTCGAGAGCACCAAGGCCGATGCGTCCAGCCTCTCCACCCTTGCCGGCCGCGTCACCACCGTGGAGGCTGCGGTCGGCAGCGCGGGGGATGCGGCGAGTCCGAGCGGGTCGCTTTACGCCCGGGTGAAGGACGAGGCCAGCGTCCGCGCGGGTGCGGACGGCTACCTATCCGGCAAGCGTACGCTGTTGGTCGATGTCAACGGGGTTGTCACCGGAATGGAGATTACGTCGTCGTCCGCGCCGAATGCGGGCACGACAAGCTCGATCGTTTTTTCCGCGGACAACGTGCAGTTCCGTAAGAGCGGGACGAACAAGTCGCCGCTTTTGTCCGGAGATGCCGCGGCCGATGTGAATGCGGGGGCGACGACGATCAGTGGCGCGAAACTCACGACCGGGTCGGTCACGGCAGACCGCCTGAGTGTGTCATCCTTGTCGGCGATCACCGCGGACCTGGGCACCGTGACTGCCGGGTCTTTGTCGATTGGCACGGGCCTTCAGCAGGCTACTTTTGAGGTGGGTGAAATCTCTCAGGGGCTGTTCTCGGTTCAGTCGGGGACGACAGGGGGGACGAACGTATATATGTCGGGGGCGGGGGGTTCCATTGTGTTCGCATGTCCTAGTGCGCCGATTCCCGCAGGCATGTCGATGCGGGATAGCTCCGGGGTCGAATTAGGGTCGATTTCCAACGGAGCAGCTGCGTTGCGGGCAGTCGCGGTAAATGCGAGCACATCTATCGGGTCGTACATCACCTATGGCTCAAACCTCGGCCCTGTGCAGGACGGCTACGCGCTGAATGTCATCCACCGCCAAAATTCCCCAGGCAAACATGGCCTTTTTGTGGGAGCCAACTGGGCGCTTCGGGAGATTCAGGTTCTTAGGGTGGCGCAGATCGACGCGTCGAACGGGACGGCGTATCCGGCCTTCGACGTGCGCTGCGACAAGACCTCGAAGTTCTTCGGCGATGTCTATGATGCGAATGACGACCGCATCCTCACGACCCGACAGACCGGACCGACCGCGGCCACAGACAGTTACACTCCGTCGGGGACCTACACGAGCGACATGGGAGCACTCAAAACCACCGTCGCGGGGCTGACCAGCAAGTTCAACCAGTTGCTCACGGCCATAAAGGCTCACGGGCTCTGCTCATAGTCCCGGTACCCCCTAGCGGCGCACCCGGACGGCGGGGTATCTTGGCGGCTCCTACCATGAGCGACACACCCAAGAAACCCGTCCCGGCGAAAGCCACGTCAAAAACCGTATCCACCGATGTACTACAAGCCAAGCACAGCGAACTCGTTGCGGCGCTGGCGAAGATCGAAGGGAACATTCAGGAGTTAGAGGCCGCGCTCCGGCGCTCCCGTACAAATTGGACGGCGACGGACGGAGCCCGCCAGGTTGTTGTCCAGCTGCTAGAAGAGCAGGACAACGCCGCGACCAAGCAGTAATGGTCAAATACGGGAAGAATTTTCCCGACGGCTGGACCGACGCCATGGTCGAGCTGTGGTGTTACGCCAACAAGCACTCGTCCAGCGGCGGTCTGGGCGAGCAGGCGCACCTGAAGAACGCCATGCTCTGTCTGTGGCCGCACCTATACGCCGGCGAAGTGGAGCCGGGGGTGCCGAGGTGGCGAGAGGAGCTGGAGCTGCTGACGTGGGCGTGGACGCGGTACCGCATCGTGACGGTCCTCGGCCACGCATCCGCGGCGAAGACCCATACGTTCGGGCACATCGCGGCGGCGAGCTATCTCGCGTCTCCGACGGATTCGATCATCACCCTGACTTCGACGCACCTGGGGGGACTGCGCAAGCGTCTGTGGTCCGACACGACCTCGGCGGTCAAATCCGCGGAGCTGATTCCTGGCGCTGTGTATGGAGGAGACCAATACGACGTGCGCGCGCACGACATGACGATCCGCCCGCGCGGGACTCAGGAGGATAAATATCTCATTGAAGGTATCGCCACGGACCGTGGTCAGGATGCGGTCGAGAAAATCCAGGGGAACCACTCGAAGAACCGCCGTTACGTTGTAATTGACGAGGCCCAGGGCACACCGAAGGCGATCTTCGATGCCGCCGCGAATCTGATGTCGGATGCGGATTTCCGCATCGTGATGCTGGCGAATCCGACGAAGCGATACAGCGAGTTCGGGACGTGGTGCGAACCCCTCAAGGGGTGGGCCTCCACCGACCCGGAAATAGACATTTACTGGGAGACCAAGCGCGGCGGCATTTGCATCCGCCTCGACGGACTCCGGTCGGCCAACATTCGCCTCGGCCACACCGTTTTCCCGTTCCTCATCCGCCAGGACTACATCGACTCGGTTCGGCAGTCCTACGGCGAGGGGTCACCGCGTTGGTGGACGTTTGTCCGTGGCTGGTTCGCTCCGGAGGGGCTGTTTGGTGTCGTCTTTCCGTCCAACGTGCTCTCTCGGGCCGAGAGGATAATCGACTATCAAGTGCCTCCAACCCCAATCGCCGCGCTCGATCCGGCGTTTGAGGGTGGCGACCAATGCGCGCTCGCGTTCGGAGAATATGGATACGCGAACGACAACCCTCATGCCCTGAATTTCGACGAAGTCGTCACGGTCAAGGTCGCCGTCTCGGAAAACTCCGACCCGCTGGATTACCTTATCGCCCGAGAGGTGATGCGGCAATGCAAGGCGCGCGGCATCACGCCCGACAACTTTATTATGGACGTGACGGGAGCTGGCCGAGGGGTCGCGGCGATCCTCGCCCGCGAGTGGGGAACGCAGATTCATCGCTGTAATTTCGGCGGGGCCTGCACTGACCGGCGGCTGAAGAAGAGCGAGCAGGAGACGGCGATCGAGCTGTTCGATCGGTTCGTCTCGGAGTTGTGGTGGTCGGGCCGCGCGTGGATGGAAGAAGGGCTTGTCGGGGGCCTGACGGAAGCGTCGAACACGCTGCGCGAGCAGCTTTCGGCCCGGCAGTACGAGACCGTCAAAGACAAGAAAATCTCGATCGAACCGAAGACGGAAATGAAGTCGCGACTGGGGTACTCTCCGGACGAGGCCGACGCCTTCGTGCTGTTGATTGAACTCCTCCGTCGCAAAGGTGCGATCGCTGGGAAAGACCCGGCGAAGGGGGGGCAGGAAGAGAACCCCATGAACAAGCTCGCGAAGAAGTACTCGAAAGCGGTGGACGCGGACAAGGAGTTCAATCATGGCGACGCTTAAAGGCTTCCGCGACATCCCGCCCGGGGGGTGGCGGTACGTCCAGCCAGAGACGGCAGTGTGGTTTCGGGCCGACACCTTCGACGAGCTGCGCGAGCGGGTGAAGGTTCACCGCGAGTATAAGGGAATTTCGATCGAGACGCTGGACCTCGACATTCAGCGGCAGCTCTGTCTCCGGCTCGGTCCGGAGTTCTGCACCCCGGAACCCGGAGAAGACTACCGTCCGGTGAAGGACCTCTCGGCGTCGTTGACTACGAGCATGGCGGTGAGCTTCGGCAAATTCCTGATGGCCCACATCGCCGCCGGCGGGGAAATGGTAAGTAAGGAAGAGGCCGAACGACGGGCGGCGATATGTCGTGGATGCCCCTTCAACACCCCAGCCGCGCTCTGCTCGTGCTCGGCTGCGTACAAGGCGATCGAGCTGGCGGTGCCGAAGGACCGCAAGGTCGAGGGCGTCTCCGTGTGCTCGGCGTGCGGGTGCTCGTTGCAGCTGAAAGTGAACGTCCCGATCGACGTCATCGCGAAGAGTCTCCCGCCCGACACGGTGCTTCCGCCGTGGTGCTGGCAGAAATCCGCGCAGACTCTTGTGGAGTATCCAGAAACTCGATAAAAGGAGCCCTGACCCCATGGTAGCGCAACATCTCTTCACCGAAAAACGCTTCAAGGACGCCGTCGCTTGCCGGTCCGCGTGGGGCAAATACCGCGCAGCTTCCCTGTCCCGCCGGCAGAAGTGGGCGCAGGTCCAGAACCAGGCCGACGGTGCCCCACCTTTCTCGAACGCCGAGTTTCTTCGGACCGGCCAGGGGTGGCGGTGTAACATCAATTTCCGCGACGCCTCTTCGGCGCTGGAGCAGGTGCTGGTCCAGTACTGGAGGCTCCTGCACGACACACCCAACCTCATTTCGGCGATGGTTCACGGCGACGACCCGAACGCGGAGCGTTGGTCGCAAATGTTCCAGCTGAATTTCAACCGCTTTGTGGACGACTGGTCGGCGGACTACGTGCGCAACTATCTGCTGGCGACGCAGAATCTCATTATGTTCGGCATCGGTGCGATGTCCTACTTCGATCGATACACTCCGCGCTGGGAGGTAGTGCGCGTCGGCGACATTGAGGTGCCGAAGAAGGCCAAGGCGTCGCTGGAGAAAATATCTCAGCTCATGGTCTTGCAGGAGGTGGAGCTTGAGGAGCTGTGGCGACTCATCCGCACCCCGGAGAAGAAGGAAGCCGCACGCACGGCGGGATGGAACGTCGAGGCCATCGAGCGGCTGGTTGCCCGCGCCACCAAGGAGGACAGCGGCAGCGAAGTTACTCCAGGAGACGTACTCGAAATGCAGCGGGAGTTCCGCAACAACTCTGCCGGCGTGTGCGCCGGCCGGGAGCCGATCCGCGCCATCCACGCGTTCGTCCGGGAGTTCGACGACAAGATCAGTCGATACATTTTCGAGGAACATGGGGATGACGAGGATTTCCTATTCGACGACTCCTCGTCGGAGTTTCGGCCGGAGAAAATGACCGAGGCATTGTCTTTGGTGTTCTTCGACGCCGGCAACGGCGATTTCTGGGGAGCCAAGGGTTTCGGCGTCAAAAACTACGGGCTCGCGTCTGTCACGAACCGTCTCAAGTCGCGTGCGGTAGATCGCACGCTCCTCGACGGTCTCAATTTCCGCGACATGTCTTCCGGCGTTCGGGAGACCGTGCCGATTGTCAACGTGGGGCCGTTCAACTTTCTCCCGAAGGACGTGGAGCAGTTGAACGTGTATCCGACCGGTCGGAGCATCCTGGAGACGATTCAGCTCATCGACCAGCAGACGAGCTACAACAACGCCCGGTACCGCGACGCGGGCAAGCAGATCGCCGATACTGACACGGCGACGCAGGCCAACATTCTCGCCGGCATTCAGGGCCAGGTGGATGTGGCGAACGCGACCCTTTTCCTGAAGCAGTGGGCATCGAACATTTTCACCGAGCAGTTCCGGCGACTCCGGATGAAGGATAGCCCCGACCCGGACGCCAAGGCGTTTTTTAAGCGGTGCGTCACCGACGGCGGGATGCCTGAAGAGGTGTTTTACGGTACGGAGGTGTCTCTTCGGACGGGCGCTGACCCCGGGGCGGCGAACATGGTTGTGCAGGGTCAGAAGGCTCTTGAACTCCTCAGCCTACCCGCGGCGAACCGGCGTTGGGCGCAGGAGCGGTATGTCTCGGCTACCTTCGGGGCTCAAGCCGTATCCAAAGCTCTGCTACCGGAGGATGCGACGGCGGAAATCCGGTCGCAACGGCTGGCGCTGATCGAGAACTCCGAAATGGGGCAGGGGAACCCGATGCCGGTTGATCCGCAGGACAACCACGCCGCACACATCCCGGTTCACCTGCAACCGCTCTCCGTCATCGTGGATGCCTACAAGCAGTCGGGCAGGATCAATCCTGACTCCATCGTCGCGATCCAGCTCACGATCCCGCACCTCGACGCCCACTTCGAGGAGCTGGCAAAGGATAAAATTCAACAGCCCCTCTACCGGCAGCTCTGGCCGGCCTACACCGACCTGCGTTCGCACGCCGCCGGGATCATGCGGCAGATTGAGCGGATGCACGCACAGGCCCAGCAGGGGCGGGCTCCGGGCTTTTCTCCCGCGGCAACGGTCGGGGCCAACGCTCCGCAATAAACTATGTTCGCGAAATTCCTCCGTCACATCCGCGCCCATTTCCGGCGCACCCCCCTCCCGCAGTATGTCCCACCGTTTGCCCGGCGTCTTACCGAGGAAGACCGGCAGGCCGTGCGGGACTGGCTCAACCTCCCGACGGCCCAGCTCGCACTCTCGGTGCTCTCGGCCCAGCATCCGGGCTGCGGCGTCCCGCGATCCTTCGCGCGATCGGAATGGGACGAGCGTGCGGCGGTTAACCACCTTCACTTTGTCGCCGGCTGGGAACGCTGTTTGACCCAGCTTGTGGCCCTGACAAAAGCCGAAACCGAGCCCGTCACGACGCTCGAAGAAACCTACCCTGAAGAGGAATAACCCATGCCAAAGCCCGACACACACGAAACCAACACCGGCCTCGCCGACCAGCCCGAAGGAGCGGCGAGCGAGGATAACGAAGACGACCATTTTGCCGCCGCCAGGAAATTTTTCTCGGGCGAGAGCAATGCGCCCGAGGAGTCGGACGAGAAGGGCCGTACTGAAACCGAG